CCACGGCGAGGCAGGTAAACAGCAGACGACGTCGTAGGCACGTAGCTGTCCCCGCGATCAGGGTTATCAACCATGCCGCCAAGGTCGGAGCGGTAGAGGTGAAGCCTTGAGAAAACAGCAGCCTCAGTTCCATTGTATGTAATTGATGCACGGCGGGCTGTGGATAGGTCATCTACCAGACCGATGCTTAGAAAATTAGACGACGAGTTAGGTGTCCAAACAACAGTTACATCGTATCCATTGCCGTCACTAGAAACAGTTACGCTCTCAAGCGAAGATGAGTTCAAAACATTAGCCGACCCATCTTCTAAAGATATATTTACAACAAGTTTACCTGTTGCGTTCTGGGTAATCTGAATAAATCCAGCGCCAGCATCTTCAACATAAAACTTCTGTGTGTGTAAGACACCAACAGCTATTGAAAGGCCACCAACCTCAAATCTAGCTGAACCAGTAGACGCAACGGCGGTGTACGTTGCTCTTTCAGACGTTCCACTTCTCGAACAAAGGAATGCAGATTGACTTAGCAACCCAAGATGCAAATTATGCGGACGCCACTTCAGCAGGCCATCTGAATCCACCATCGTGGCGTTGGACGAAGCGCTGTGCGTGATGCTGTCAGAGAAGGTAGACCGTTCCGAGTTGACAAAATACTTATCCGCGTCGAAGTCGAGAACAAGCTCTGGTTTGATGCCCAGCACAGCATAGATCGCCAGAGGCGAGACCGATCCCGCCCCTGTGAGAGACATATTCAAGCCAATCCGCATAGGTCACCTTTAGTAAAGCGCAACAATGCTCGTTGCAGTAGTGCCCGTAGAATACACACGTTTGACTTGGACAGGGAGAATAGACCCCGCCAGAACATTCGTAAACGTGAGAGTGGTTCCGAGAGCCATGTCGACTTTAATGTTCCCGGCAACTCCTACGAACAAGGACCGAGTGGGCCTGATGTCCACGGAGTCTGAGGGGGTCACCGCTGCCGCGTCATAAGCAGACACCGTGGCGTCTGCTGTACGGTATGATGGGGTTCCAGCCATTTGCTATGCGCCCCCGATTAACCCGCGGAAACGTTAAGCACGCCGGAGTTGTTCCAGAGTTGACCCGCGTTGGTGGGGTTAGACGTTGGAAGCGCGCTAAGAATAACAGTGCCGGAGGCGGTCAAGTCTGTAATGGTGGTGGCCGCGCCGAAAGTGGCAGTGGTGGTCACTGTGCCAGTGGTCGCGTTTTTGGTGACGGTCTGAAAGCCGTTCTCGGAACGAACGGGTCCATTGAATGTCGTGTTTGCCATGTCGATCTCCTGTCGTGGCAGGTGTCAGCGAGAGTCGCTGTCAGGGATGCCACATCGTACAAGAGCTTTGAACAAAAAGAAAGGGGCGACCGAAGCCGCCCCTTCCAGTAAATGACGATCGATTGATCGACTAGGCTCCCGGAGAAGCGAAGATGGCACGGGGGTCACTAAAGCCGAAGCTGTAGCGTTCACGCGCCTTGAAGCGCATGTTGCCCGTGTCGAAGTCGTCTTCCATGCCTGTCGACATTTTGACGCGCTCGAAGTGAACAAAGCCGCGCGGTGCGTCCGTCTTCACAAACCACGCATCCGGGTCCGTGAGGAAGTCGTTTACCGCATAGCCCTCAGGCAGCATGCCCATGGACTTCAGCGCATTCACGTCGTTGTCGGCGGTACCAACGCGGAGGTTCGAAACCATCAGGCGCTCGGCTACAAACTGCAGCTGACGCGGGATGACGAGTTTCGTGCCGCGAAGGGCGACCTTGAGACCACGCTCGTCAACGAATCCGGCGATGGAGATGAGCGCATCTTCCAACGAGGTTTCGTTGAGGTCCGACGCAACGGTCGGACGGTTCGAGAACGTGCCACCAGACAGGAGGGGGTGGTCGGTCGCGGCCAAGGCCTTACCGTCACCGCCAGCAGACGCACCAGCCGTGAACGCGTTGTTCAAGACTGCAGCGGCTTTGACCTGCTTGGAGTGAGCCATCGAACGTGCGAGGGCTTTCGTGTAGCGACTGCCGAGGCGGTCGTACAGATTGTCCTCAACGGCTTCCTCGGTGATCGAGAAGGCCAGTGCGATGGTCTCGTGGTTGTACCGGGCGGTATATGCCTCGTTCGCTTCATCGAACGAGATTCCAGAACCTTCCGACTTGGTCGGCGCTGCACCAAACCCACCGAGCATCACTTCTTCTTCGAACGCGCGGTCCGAAGCTTCAGTGGTGTAAATCTCGGAATGCTGGTTTTCGTACCGGCCATATTCCATCCCAAACAGGGCGTTGAGGCCCGGTTCGAGTTCTTTCGCAAGCTGTGCGCGCGAGATTGCCATCAGTCAGCCCTCCTTACACGCCGGTCGTCGAAACGGTACCGCCAGCGATGGCGCCGTTCGGCGAGTTGAAGTGGTTGTTCAAGCGAACAAGCACAGGGATACCAGCAGCGGCGAAGTCGGCGTTATCAGGGTCCTGTTGGATACCCATGACGCGCAGGTTCAGCGTGTTGGTGGTTGCGATTGTGCTGACAGCCAAACGGCCCGCCGACAAACCAGTGGTGTCATCACCCGTGGTTGCGGTCGAGAAGTTTGCGTTTGCGAAGACATGCGCGCGAGCGGTAGCCTCGTCAGTCAGCGTAGCGTCCGAGGCAATCACAAAGACCTGCATCGGATCGTCATAGACGAACGCCTTAATCGGATAGGTCGAGTCTGCACCCGATCCCGGCCATGTGTTCGACCAGACTGTTTTGCCGGTGCTGGACGACACGTATTCGCAGCCCCAGAACACGCCAAGAAGACCCACGGTGCCGCCAGCTGCTGCGCCAACGATGTCAATGACACCGGCGGCGAGAGGCTTAACGGGCGAACCCTGATACATCTTGTTCGTGTTGCCAGACGCAATGCGATACTCGGTCAGACCACCGGTGTTTCCGTTCTGACCCACCGTCCCTACGGGACGAAGACCGAACGAACCATTGGTGTTAGCCATGGTATAGCTCCATCAGTTTACTCGGAACCGCTATCGCGGCCTCCGAAAGTGACACGACTCTGCCGATCACGATGAATCGGCATCGAAGGATGTGCATCCTTCATTAGGTCCTGATCGACTGACTGCATTTGTTCGCGGGTCCGGGTCCCGTAATACACGGCTCTTTCGTTTACAGTCTCGTCAGGCATTCGGCACAGCATCAATCCGCCAGTGCCGATAATTCCTTTGTGGCGTCCTTCCTCGATGGTCGCAGCGTTGAAGTCGGGGTATTCATCGGCACGTACAGGTTCCCAACCTTCTTGCATTCTAGAGAATGCGTTGGTTTTGTCCTCTACGTCCCGCATGGCAATCCGAATCCAGCGATGTACATACCCCTCAGGAGGAGGCGGTGCTTTAAGCAGGCTGGGCGGAGCCCAAGGTTTCCTGCGCGCGCTATCTTCACGCGTTTTGTTGGAGCGGGGGGTTCTTTTTGTTTCCACCATCTGGATCAGTCCTTCACGTATTTCGCGTATTCCTCGAGAGGAACGTTAAGCTTATTGGCGATAGCGATCTGAGAAGGTGTTAACTTCACGCTCCGACGCCCCTGTGTTGTAGTGCGGGATGCAGAGGAACTCGCAGAAGCGACCCGAGCCCCACCCGTTTTACGGTCGGCCTTGAACTTGTTTGGAAACTCAGCCCTCATCCGACGATCCACCTCAGTATAGTACTCTTCGCTCTGCGGGTCAAAGCCTTCGTCTTCAACCAGTTTGCGATGAACGCCAAACGCGGCATACGTCATAACTTCGTCCTGACCAAACCACGCATTCTTCTCCGCCCACGTCTGCGCTTTTGGGTCAACAGCTGGAGGTGCTTGCTGCACCTGTGGCGCAGGCTGCATTTGCGGCGGAGGCGACTGACGACGCTGCAGTTCGGCACGCTCCTCTTGCCGAGCCGCACGGGACTTCGCAACGTTGTACCGATCCTGATCCGCGACCGCGCGGGACAAAGCCTCTTGAGCGGTAACAATTCTGTCGGTGTCCCCACTCTCGTGAGCATCCTTGTACATCTGACGGGCAGCGGCAACCTGCGCCTCGGCTCGTGCTCCGTACTGATCGAGATACCCTGTGTCGAGTTGGTTGACCCGACCCCGCAGCTTCAAGTTCTCATCGCGGAGCTCTTCCGCAATGCGCACAGCCTCCCGGCGCTCCCGCTCTTCGGTGCGGTACTTTTCCGTCAGCTTGTTGATTCGTGTTTTGACGCCCTTGCTGTAGTCCTGAAGCTCAGACTCTTTCGCGGCATCAGTCGGTCCCGAGTCGTCGGTAGAAGGCTGCAAGTCCTCTTCCTGAGTACCGCCTTCGGGCGCGTCAATCTCGACCTCTTGGCCGACCTCTTGGTTTTCTGTGTCCATTTTAGGCTCCTCAGATATGCTTGATGTCATCAGGGTCCAGAATCGTCGCAATGACTTCGTCGTCATTGATAAGACGAACCTCGCCACCGTCGATCTTGAACCGAGACCCGGAGTATCGACCGATGCAAACCCAATCTCCGGCCTTGCACCACGGTTCTCCTACCCCGAACTTGTCTGGGTCTTCGTAAGCCAAGGGGCCAACCTTCAAGACGTACGCAACCACCGTCGCCAAGGCCTCTCGATCGCGGACTTCGTCCGGGATGTGGAGACCCGCCGCGGTCTTCGTTTTGCCCTGATATGGCATGACCAAAACACGCCAGCCAGTAGGATCAGGCATGC